CGCTACCCGAATGTGTATGGTGAAAATTTCTAGAAATGGTAATTNTANANTCCGNAGNGTNAATNACNGTNATTGACCCTACGGAATGTATATGCGATCATTATTCTGAAACAACTGAAGGTCAAATTGCTGAGTGCAATGTGCACGGGATGCCGTATTCAGCATATTTAAAGGGTCGTCAGTCGGTAATTAATGAAATAATAGACGCAAAAACACTGCTGGCACACAGGCTGATGCAGACTACCGCACGACCATCACAGCATGGTCAACTGTGTCCGTGCTGGACGCACCGTAAGGGGCCGGAAGACTGCAATTGTTGGATAGGTAAAGAAGCAAAGAAATATGTACTGGTGATCCTGACACAGATTCAGCAATTGTTATGACAGAAAATGTTGTACCGTTCAGAAAAATGGGACCTGTCGAGACGCGTACACAAGCTGATTTAGATGCTCTCGGAGACCCGAAGGGCATTCAATCAACGTTACGTGAAATGGCTTTAAGTCTAGCACAGGCTATTGATACATACCGTAGCCAAGTCAGCTCGGCAGCAAGCCTCAATGCCTTATCAAAAGCGAATCAGGAATTACGGGGCACGTTAAAGGACATTATGCGTACCACTGATGGTGACGATGAAGATAGAAAGATGCGTGAGCGGATGGGAACGCCAGAGTGATGCACACGGACGTAATGATTGAAGCAATTTCAAAAGTCACTATGGGACCAAATGATATCCTAATATTCAAAGCTGGTACCAGAATGACACAAAAAGAAGCTAAAGAACTATCCGCGCAAGTTAAAGCCAGATATCCTGACCTGAAATTCTTAATTGCTGTCAACATGGAAGTGTTGGTTGCTACAATGTTTGAGGATCAGGATATATTCTATGCTATATAAAATACTAGTACGTACCCAATCGCTCACTGATGCATACAGACACTATAGAATGAGAACAGGGCTAAGCCCCCTACACGCACTCTATAGATCATTGTATTTTGAGATCCATGGTAGAGAGCCAAAGAAATATAGGACATGGTGAAGCTCGGCACGGACCGGCCGCTGTACGGCACCGAACGATCACCTGACCGTATGACCTACGGCCCGAGAATCACTGAGATCGCGCGGCGGCTAGGCAAGCCCCTTATGCCACATCAGCAATACATAGCTGATGTGTCGTTAGAGATTGATCCTGATACCGGTTTATTGGCCTATAGTGAAGTGGTGTTTATTGGCCCTAGGCAGGTAACCGGTAAGACTGAGCTATTATTACCAGTAATGGCTCATCGATGCTTAGGCTTTGATCACGCTGGACCTCAACGCGTACTGTATACCGCCCAGAATACTGAAAAGGGCCGTGAGAAGTGGCGCGATGTTCATGTGCCGCGAATTGAGTCATCAAGTTTACGGCATCTATGCAATGTTCGACGTCAACGTAATTCAGAGGCCATTATCTGGCAAAATGGCTCTATGTGGATGCCAGGCAGCACAACGAAGAAAACTGCCGGCACTAGCGATACTATTGATATGGGTGTCATCGATGAAGCATGGGCGCAATCAGACAGCAGCGTCGAGCTAGGTATGCGTCCGGCCATGATGACCCGGCCTTGGTCACAAATGTGGGTTACTTCAATGATTCCCGGTATCTCGCGAGCCGTACCAGGTACCTGGAGTTATTTGGCCAATAAACGAGAAATAGGTCGCGAACGAGTTAAGAATAATATACGACGCGGTACGGCATTCTTTGATTTCACGGCACCGGAGGGGGCGAATCCTGAAGATCCCGAAACGTGGCTGTCATGTATGGGAGGCATAGGCCGCACAGTACGTATAGAACGAATCCAAGAGGACTGTGACAGTATTGATCCTATCGACTTTGCTGCTGAATACCTATCATGGGCGCCGAATGCAAAAAATATGCGCTGGACATTAATTAAAAAAGATCGATGGGATAGTCTATTAGATGAAGAATCTCAAATTGAGAATAAGTTATCACTCGCTGCCGAGATAGATGATCAACGGGCGGCCGGATGGATCGGCGCAGCGGGGAAGCGTTATGATGAAGATTGGCATATTGAATTAATTGAGCCTGGTAATAAGATCGCACCTATGGCAAGCGGTGTCGATTGGATGGAAAATAGAATAGTTGAGATTTGGGAGAAGCAAAAGCCATATTGTGTAGTTATCGATCCGCGTCGGCCGGCATCATCACTGATAGTTCCGCTGAGAAATCGTGGAATTAAGGTAATTACACCAGACCAAAACTCAACAGCTGCTGCTTGCGGTAGATTCTATGATTATACTGGCGCGAATGCAGACTTTAAAAGTACAACTAGATTACATCACCTAGGACAATATGACATCGATGATAGTTTAGCTAATTCCAGGAAATTAGAAACTGGTGTCGGCTCATTTACTATTGTGAAAAAGGGATCTAGTTCCGGTATATCACCATTGTATGTTGTAATATTAGCCCTATATGGAAGCGAGTTGGCGCCGGATATGGTGCCAGCAGATATCTTCCTGTAGCCTGACAGATGCGAACGGAGTAAGCGGACTGCACGGCCTGCGCATGATAGGTGGTCTCTCGTAAACGGGGCCACCTATCGTTATAGTTAGGTATGCGCCTGGTGTGTGCGGCAGCCCTGCTGATCACTGGCTTGGTGATCCTGGTTGGCTGGGGCTGGGCCTGTGTAGTGGCCGCTACCATGATCCTTCTACCTGCCCTGGACGTTCGGACCGCCGGACAGCAGCTGATGACCTGGGCGCGCTCACGGCGTCAGCTGGCTATCGGCCTGATGGTGCCAGCTGCGCTCCTGACCCCTGTTGGAGTGTGGATCATCGCAGGAGTTGGCGTGGCCATGATCACTAGTGGCATCCTTCTTGGTACCGTTTCATTATTAGTCGGATGGAACCAAGGCTAATGGGATGGCTTACGGCTAAGCAACAAGACTTCGCCACTAACTCAGATGATGGTGGCAGGCACATAATATTAGATCCATTTGGCGTTCGTCGTGCTAATAATGCTGATGAAGTATCGCAAGATGGATCATATGATAATTATGTAAAGAATGCGTATAGCCGTAATGAACTAGCATATGCCTGTATCGCCTATAGAGCAGAGTCATTACCTCAATCTGTATTACGCGTGTTCCCTGACAGTAGACGCGATATATTGCCAATTAATGAACATCCGTTAAGACGATTATTTGAGCAACCGAATCCTGAAATTAGCGAGTTTGAATTTTGGGAGCTATCATCTACGTACAAAGATATTGCTGGGACCGCATTCATTTATATAGTACGTAGTATTTCAGATACTCCTGCTGAGCTATGGCCATTAGCCCCTAATCTTATTTCTGTACAACCAATACCGGAACGACGAACATACCAATGGATCTATAGGCCAGACCCTATGCGGCCAGAGATTCGTATTGCTATTCATAAAGATGATATGATCAGGGTACGTTACCCTAATCCCGATACCTCTGATCCTGGATTCCGGTATTTTGGACAGCCACCATTACGTCCCGCCGCGCGGGCTGTGAGTGTAGATAATGCGGCAACAAACTTTGTTAGCCAAATATTAAAGAATCATGCTGTCCCGATGACTGTTATTGAGACAGAGGAAAAAATAGATAAGCCATTACATGAAAGACTCCGTGCGCTATGGCAGGAAGCATTTGGAGGTGCCCGGAGAGGTACGCCAGCATTCCTGCAAAAGGGTATGAAAGTTCATGAATTAGGCTTATCTTTAACTGATTTAGAGTTTCCTGATTTACGGTCTGTTTCTGAAACCCGTATTTGTGGGGCATTTAGAGTTGAGCCGGTATTGGTTGGCGCAAAGGTTGGCTTAGAGCATAACGCATACAAAGATTATCATCAGGCTCGCTTATCGTTCTGGGAAGAAGCTATGGTCTCAGAACAGCGACGGTGGGTAGAGCCTATGCGGAAAAAGCTACTCCCATCTTATACCGGCATTGGACGTAGACGTATTCGTCTTGATTGGGACAATACCGGAGTGCTTGCCTTACGGGAATCGCAAGGCGATGTATGGCAACGGGCAACTGAGGCATTAGCTAGAGGTGGGATCACTCGAAATGATTTCCGCCGAATAGTTGGTTTGCCAATAGTCCCTAATGGCGATGTTTTCCTTACACCATCTGGTGTAGAGCCTCAAGACTCCGGTGAAGAAATCGAAGTGTTAGCATCTTCTTATGGCCTATTGGCTGCTGAATACGGAGTGGAGCTAACAAGGGATGAAATATCCGCATTAGTAGCTAAGGGCCATATGGAGGCTATCGGCAATGAGTGAGATACTTCGATTGGGTGTAGACGGAGTCATTCCTGTTACATGGCATGATGTGTCAAAGAGTAATGGTGGACTGACCGGGTACGCCTCAGTTTGGAATGTGGTTGATGACCAGGGGGACGTAGTTCTCCCCGGTGCTTTTAAACGAACTATTGATCGTTGGAAGCAGTCTGGTAGACGTTTACCGATGCATGATGGTCATGATTGGTCAAATGATGCTGTTATCGGATCATTCGATAGCTTGAGTGAAGAAGCATACGGATTACTTGTATCCGCAAGTTTTTCCTCTGATCCGAGAAGTCAAGCATTACGAATTAAAACTAAAGAAAAGCACATTAGCGGCCTATCTATTTATGGCGATATTATTCGTAAAAAGACTGTTAATGTAGCTGGCAAAGCGCGACGTGGGCTAGAGGAAATTGCCCTACTTCATATCGGACTTACTTCTATGCCAGCTCTTCATTTAGCTGCCATTACCAGTGTGAAGTCCTTAGATTGGGTAGAGCCATCAATAGATGATAGTGTTGGTGAGCGAGTATTTAAGGAAATATTTGCCGTACAGATGCCAGGCACTGATCCTAAGACAAAGAAATCATGGATTCTTTTACATCACACTATTAATCAGGATGGTACGCCAGGGCCGGCTAATATGGACGCGGTCAAGGCATGTCTTGATACACTGCCATCACTGGGCCTTGATGAGGCTACAGCTAAGGCAGCTCGTGAGCATCTAGAGTCTCATATTGATGAAGCAAAGAAATCAGATCCATTGCCCGATGAATGGGTCTCTAATATGAGATCAGCTCTTAACATCACGAATAAGACAGCTCAGCGATTTGCTGTTGATGTATTAATTAAAGAACGAAACTCAGAGCTAAATACTCAAGATCCTAAAGCAAATGAAGAAGTAGAGACTAATGAAGATACTGAAAAGTCTAATGCATCAAATTATGCCCTAGATCTTATTGGGGAAAACGGCTCGCACTCAGGTGCCCCCGGCAGTGACTCGGACTATGGTCCCCTTGCTGATTTACTCGCTCCACATAGAGCTACTCAGGTAGTCAGCGCACTCTCTGACCTTGATAAGTTAGAGAAAGAATTATTAGGGGACAATTAATGAGCCAGGAAGCGCAGAAGGCTTTAACTGACAAAGCCTTACAGTGCATTCATTTAGCCCGCACTATTCGTGATCGATACCAGGACATCGCAAAGATGTCCGCTGAAGATGTTGCCCGAATCAAGACATTACAGACTGAGGCCACACGCTTACGTGGGCTAGCTGAAAGAGAAAAGGCTCAGGATGATTTAGAATCCTGGACTGGCACTGCTGATGGCACCGATCCT